TTAAAATATAAAAATAGGTTTTTCTTTCTTTTCTATTTTTTCATTTAATATATCTGCAGTTTCAAAATTATACCATAAAGTTGGATTAATTGCATCTTTTGCTAATTCTTCAGCTTCACTTCCATTTCCACCTTCATTATCAGAATCATCGCTTTGCTCATTTATCATATCAGGAGTTTCTGCTGTAATGCTTTGAACAACATCAAAAATCTTACTAGCTCCGCTTAGTAAATTTCCAACAATATTTAAAGTTGATTCAAAAGTTGTCATTTCTTGTGCTGCTTGTGCTGTATTTTTTGTAAAATCTGCAGCTAAATTCCAATTATTAGCACCCCAAGCACCTAAAAAATTAACCAAACCCCAAACAGCATTAAGAATTGAAAATAATTTATTTCCAGTAAGTGAACCCACGGCTAAACCTAAGCTAATTCCTAGTGTGATACCCGCAGCTACATTCTCACTCACTCCTATCAATGTTCCTAGCCATGCACCTTGTCCGCCAATCCACCAAGTAGCTACAGCCAAAATAATAGTAACAATAGGTGCCAAAAAGCTTAAAATTCCTTTGCTTGATTTTTCGTATACATAAAGATAATAAAAACTATCCCATAATGCAAACCATCTATCTCTACGCCCATAAGGTAAATTTGAACTTTTTCTATATAACGGATATACGCTTGGCGTAACACTTGTATCTTTTTTTCCAAAGCTTTGATTATTGAGGTAAGAATAAGCAACATAAGGCTCTTCATAACAAACTAAATTAAACCCATTATAAAAACATAAAGGAGTTGCATATTTGCATTTATAATTTTCTTTTATTGAGTTAAATACTTCAAAAAAAGATATCTTTTTGCTTGTTAAAGTATAATATATTTTACTCGGATCACTCTCTCTAGTTTTTTGTGCTTTCTCATATACATTATAGGTTATTTCTACTTTTTCGATTCTAAATATATTTTTATTTAATTCTTTAAAATCATTATAAAATTTTTCAACATCAATGCATAATTTTTTATAAGGTTTTCCAAAAGTTGGTTTAAATTCAACATTTTCTACTTTAATTTCTGGTATTTTAATATCATCAATACTAGGATATATCCATTCATTATTTTTTTGGATGGTTTGAGAAAAAATAACTACTTCTATATCATTTATAAGCATTTCATAATTTATATTTTCCAATGCCTTATTTAATATATCTTTGAAATTTATTTTTTCATCAATATAAAAAAATCCTTTTCCATTATATTTCCAAGCTTTTTCTTTTTCAAATAAAAGAGCTAAATTATTTGGAAAACCATAATAATACTGCATACTTCCTAAATTATAATTAGTTCTTATTTCGCAAATATCATGATATATTCCATTTTCACTACTAGGATCTCCCTGATAAGGTTTGTATGGATCTTGCCCTACGAAAAATTGGTTAAGTCCTAAATCATTATAGTTTTCCTTATTATAAGGTGCAGTGCTAGAACTTTTAATGTTATATTTTTTCACTATATACGAATTTTTAAATAGCGGATGGTTTATATTTTGAATTTGACTTCTACTTTTTCTTACAAGTTGTTTATGTAAAAGCTCAACATATTTATTTACCCCTATCATAGCATAGGTAAACCATTGTTTATATACTTCTTGTGTATCCAATTCTCCTATGTTTGATGGATAAGCAGGCTTAAGAGTATAATTTCTCATAAGCCTTTTTTCATCTATAAGCATTATGAAGACTTTTCTATATTTTCTATCTTTTCTTTAACAAGCTTCATAATTTCTTGTGGTATATCAAGACCACCGGTACAATATCCAAATTGAACACTCTGTGTAACTTTTGCAGCTTCTATTCTTAAATTATCATCTATCTGTGAAGTTTGTCTAGCTATTAATGCAGGTTTTGCTTTTTCTGTTTCTGTTTGAGCTCTTAAAAGTAAAGATTTTTCAGCGTTAAGCTCGTTTTCATCGCCTTGTAAAATCATGGATAAAGCTGTATTTTGACTTTGAGCCACTATGGTTTGTCCAACACTTACCAACGCTTGTGCCAAGCTTTGAAATTGTTGGTCATTTCTTATAACATTATCGTTTCCAAATTGTTCTAAAAGCTTTTTAAATTCTCCAAATGGAGATTTTTCCGCTAAACTCATTTCTAAAATTTGCGGATAAATTTCTTTAAATGCTTCAAGTCTTTTGTTGTAATCAACATTTGTATTACTCATTATTTAGCTCCTTTATTTTGCTTATCTGAATTTCACACTGTTTGTATTTGTAAAAAAGCATAGAATAAGCATTTAAAATATCTAGTTCATTTTTTGCTATTGGCTTTTCAAGAGGACTTAATGTTAGTAGTTCTTGCGGAATTCTTACTTTTTGAATTTCTATTTTGGTTACTACTTGTTGAGTTTGCATCCCACAACCTATCAACGACATCGTTAAAAAGCTTGGTAATATTATTTTCATTGCTTTTATAAATGTATTCTTTAACATATTGCACCCTTTCTTGTACTTGATTTTTTTGATTGTTTGCTTCATTTAAAGCCTTTAATTCTGTTTTATGAATTTGATTTAATTCTTTTAATTTTTCTTGATTATTTTCATTTATTTTTAAAGCCAAAGCTAAATCACTTTGACTTTTTTCTAATTTGGCCTTTGTGCTATCAAGTCTTAGATAAAAATATCCTGTTAAGATTGCCATTAAAGCTAAGGCTATATAAAGCTTTGCATTTCCAAATAAAAGATTTATCATATTTTGTTTAGAAGTTTAAGTGTGGGGTGTAAACTTTAACCTACTTAAACTTTATCTCCTTTCATGCTAACTCATTTGTTATTTCTAATTTAATGTCTTCAAGATTTTTACCATACACCAAATCATAAAATTCTTTACAAGCTTGTCTGCTTTGACCGACACTTTCATTATTATTATCTTTAGTAAGCCCCAGCAAGATACAACCTTGTGTGTCTTTGTCAGTGTTTCCCCAGTGTATTAAAATTGCACGACTTGAAGGAACTTCATCATTATAAACATTTATCATTGTATCATCTTTTTTTGTAATACTTCTTAAAGTATTTTCAAATCGTGAAGGACTATGTCTTTTTAAATTATAATTTCCTTCAGGTATTCTTAAATCTTTGCCACTTTCTAAACCTTCTTTGTCTTCTTCCAAAGAAAAACATTCAAAAAGAATTTTTTCTTCATCATCTAAAACCTTAAATTTACCAATAACACAAGTTTTACCTGTGTATCTTCTATTAATTGTTACTTTCATTATAATTCCTTTCTTTTTATTTTTTGTATTTTATTTTTAGATTTAAACTCATTTTTCTTCTTCAAATTCAAATAAAAAAGCATTATCACCATAGGTAGTTTTATCAATTTCTTTTTTTATTCCTATAAAGCTTCTCTCGACTATAATTTCATTTTGAACTCTAAGGGCTTTTTGCATTTTTATATTTGAAAGATTGACATTTCCATAATATCCAGCTTGCCTATAAAAAAGACTCATAGGAATTTCATTTGTAAAAAGCTCTATACTTACACTATTTTTTATATTAGAAGCCCAAAGACAGCATTCATTTGCATTGCCATCATATTTTTTTAAAGCATTGGTAATATTATGCCAAGCAGGATCATTATAAATTCCGCTCGTTTTAATATTTCCTTCTATTTGATTTTTACTTGGTTTTGAAAGAACGCTAACTTCAGTATAATTTTTAGATTTTAAACCCATTCCATCTTTAGTGATTAAAAAACTGCCTTCATTAAGTCCTTTTATAATTTGCGTAGTGCTTGCTAAAGAATTTTCAAAACCAAAACGCAAATCACTTAAACATCCGCCATATTGACCACTATTTAAATTTGTATCAAAACTAATAATAATCAACTCTTGTGCTGTAATATTTTCATTTCCAAGCAAATTAATCCAACTTGTGTATTTATCATCACTTGCCACACAAAGCCAAAGTTGTTTTACATTTTCATTATAAGTTATAATTAAATCATTAACATTAGCTTTTGTTTTTGGAGTGGGAATAGAATTAGATACTTTTATTCCATTAATGCCTAAATTTAATTTCATATCTTCGAGCGTCTCTTCTATAATAGGTTTAATTTCTTCTTTTGTTGGTGTTTGAGCCTTTAAACTTTCTAAAAATTCATCTTGACTTTTTCCAGTGTTTTCTTCATTTTCAAGCCAAAGTTCATAAGCACTTTTACCATCAGCTCCTTTAGCTCCATCTTGCCCTTTTAAATTTTCAAGCTGTTCTTCTGTAAAATCTTCATAAGTAAAAGGATCTCCTTTATCACCTTTTAAACTTTCTTGATTTTCTAAAACAACTTTTAATACAACTTCTTTTAAACTCTCTTTATTGATATTTGCATTGATGCCAAGCTCTTCTAGCAAGGCTTCTAGTTTTTCTTTTAGCTCGCTTTCTTTTATATAATCATTTGATATATTTTCAATAGTTTCGTTAATTAATTTTTTAACATCTTCTAAACTCAAATTACCATTTTTATAACTTAAAACTAATTCTTGTAAACTACTTATAATTTGATTTAAACTTTCATTTTGAGTATTTATAACCTGTTCTAAACTCATCTTATCCCCTTTATTAAACATTTGATCTGATGAAATAAATTACAAGAGTAATAAAAAACAAAAATCTTAAATTTATTTATTTCTAAAGCTTGCATTGCTTCTTTTAAAACAAGATCAGCTAGCCTATAATCATCTCTTGATTTTGCATTTATACACAAATAGTCATGGACAACACAAGCGCTAAAATACTCACTTTTAAAAGGTGGAAACAAAGACCAAAAAAGGCGTGGAATACTCGCTCCATCAGTTTTAAAACCTTGTGGTACAATGCCTTTGTAATTTGGCAAAATAAACTCATAATCTTGTATCACTTCAAACCTGTCCTTATCGTATGGCTTTACACAAACCCTTTTTAATTCTGTTTTAGTCATTGTTTTCCTTTTTTTTAAAAATACTTCTTAATTCATCATTTCTTATTTGAGTAAGCTTAACAAGCCTTTCATCCATTCTCATAAGATCTGTTTCTATAGCTTCTAGCTTGTCATTGGTTTTTGAGCAATGTGTTTCTATAAATTTAACCAAACTATCGCTACTTACTCTGGATACTGCAATTTGTTCTCTAATAAGAACATTAGTATTTTTGGTTTCACTTATAAGTTCTTTTGTTCTTTCCCCAGCTTCTTTATGTAAAGTTTTATATAAATGCCATGCAATCCCAGCTAAGACAAAAACCATCAATCCTAATAATGCAGATCCACTTAAAGAACCGAGTATAGCACCTTCTTTTATTATATTTTCAGTACTCATTTTTCACTCTCCCATGCAATTAAATTTAATTCTTCTAAAGATGTCGCATTTTTCACTTTATTTCTTAGTTCATCATTTTTAAAAATAATACTTTCAGTATATTTAGCGATACCAACCCCAAATTCCAAAAATTCTTCTTTGTTAAATGTAGTGATTTTATTATCTTTATCAATCCAAGCAATATTTTCCAAAGGAGTATTATTGAGATTTGCTAACATTATCTCGCTAACTTTTCCGCTAATATTAATTTTTGCTTCCGTGTCAATTTGAAATATAGTATTTTTAAAAGGCATAAACAAAAGCTTTTCTTCTTTTATAGCTTTTAGTTCTTCTAATTTTAATTCTTTTAACTCTTCTAATGCTTTTTCTTTAATCTTATAAGAAATAATATAAAGATTATTTTCTTCATCATAAGTTTGAATTTGGCGAAGTTCTTCAATTTTTTCATTAAAACTTGGGATTTCTTCTTCTTTAACTTTAGCAAAACCAAGCTCTTTTAAAAGCTTATCATCGCAAGCACTTAAAAAATAAGTATCTTGTGCATCAATTTCACCTTCTTCGTTTTGTATTTTTACATCTTTTAAAAAAATATCATCATATTTTAAACTTTTATTTTTTAAATCATAAAACATATTTATCCTTTCTTAATTCCAGTATAATGTTAAATTTGCTCTTGGGTTTAATCTATTCCCATCATTTAAGTTCCAACCAGCACTTGCATTTGCACTACCACTTTGATAAGAACTTAGCATTATTTGTAAGTTATTTATATTTCCAAAATTGAATTTTTTCTCTACTTTGATTTTTGCATTGGCAGTGTAATATTTACTTAAAGCATGTAGTGTTACTTTTGAATTAAAATTATTCCAAGTTATTTCTAAAGTATTTCCAGAAGTTTTATTAGACATATTTCCAGTCGTCCAAACTTCGCCTAACATAACCACTTCTTTATTATTAATATTTGATGGCAATACCACTGCTTGTTTATAAATCATGTCTAGCTTTAACATATAATTATAATTTGCAACCGAGCCTCCTAAAGATGGAGGTAAATTTAGTGCTATGCCATTATTAGAAAGAAGGAGGCAGTTCATTTTAAGTCCTTACTAATCTTACATTATTCGAAGCTATGCAAAAATAAGCAAAAGTTTCAGTGCCACTAAATCCACTTTGAGCTATTCTAAATTTAAAAGGGGCATTAAAAGCTACTACATTTTGACAATTATTTATAGTTATTGTTCCGCTTTTTCCTACTCCTCCAAAATTAGCTATTCCTATGCTTGTTCCTGCATTTGCTGTTAAAATAAAATGTTGAGCTTGTCTTAAATCTAGATTTATACTGCCAGTTGTGCCAAGATTTTTAATTCCACCACCATAATCTACATACCATTTTCTAGTTAAGTGATTATCATTTGTTGGATCGGCCCGAGAAGTTAATGCCTGATTAAAAGTATTTGCGCCATTAAATATATTATCTCCATTTAAATTTGCTTTTGTATTTAAAGCGGTATCTACATAGATTTTATTTGTTAAATGGTTATCATTAGTTGGATCTACTTTTACTAAAATAGGATTAGCAAAAGTTTTATTTCCATTTATCTCTTCATCGCCATTTAAACTTACTTTTATATCTATAAGTGCTTCTAAAGTTTTAATAGTTATATCTAATACTTTTTGTGTAATTAGCTTTTTATCTTTTTCATTTTGCTCTAACTCATTGTTTTTGTCCTCTAAGTTTTGATTAGCTTCTTCAAGTTCTTTTTCAATTTCCTCTTTTTTGTTAATTAATTCACCAGCAATCTCTTTTTCAAGCTCAGCAATTTGATTTTCAAGTTCTTCTTTTCTCTCTTCAAGTTCGCTTGTATCAGCAGGTGGTTCTTGACTTAAAGCCTCATAGATTTGATTTTTAATTTCCTTTAATTCCTCATTTTTTTGCTTTAATTCATCATTATTATTTAAAGCTTCTTCAATTTGCTTTTTTATCTCTTCAAGCTCTTGTTCTTTATCTTTTATACCTTGCTCTATATTTGCAATTTCATCTTTAATTCCATCATCTTTACCATCATCCTTCTCATTAAGCAAAGAAAGAAGATATTCAACATTAGCCTTAACACCACTTATATCATAGATTCTTGCTTGATTGTCAATCTCATCTATGCACTCACCTTTTTTAGTTTCAAGCTCATTAAGTCCTTGTTCTTTTGTTTGGATTATTTCATTAAGGCTTTGCTCTTTTGTTTCATTTATTTTATTGAGTCCGTTTTCTTTTGCGCTCACAAGCTCATTTAAAAAATCTTGCTTATTCTCGTTTAAACTATGTAATTTTTCATTAAAAATAATACTAAACTCATTTTTCTTTGCTTGATAATTCGCATTAAAAATATGATTTAAGTTGTCAATCATAACTTTAGAAGTATCTACAAGAGTAGTAAATTCTTTCTTTTGAGTTTCAAAAACCTCTGTGACTTCATTTCTTTCATCACTTAAACCTTTGAGCATTTCTTCCATTTGTTTTATTGTTTCTTCAGCTAAAACTTTTAATTCTGTTTCATAAATTAACTTATCATTACCTAGTTCTTTTTTAGCAACTTCAGCTAACCTACCTAAATCTTCATTAGCTATCAAAGCTCTTTGATTAAACCTATCATAACTTTGCTCAAAATGTATTTTATACCCTTCACATTTTGCTGTAAGTTCATCAAATTTAACTAAAGCTTCATTTTTTACTTCATTTAATTTTTTTAATATTTCATTTTGTTTATCATTTAAAGAAGAGTAGATACTTTCAGACTGTGATTTTAAATCTCGTTCTAAATTTTCTATTTTACTTTTAAAATCTTTTATAATTTGGGAATAAGATGTTATATCATTTTCAAATTCTTTATATAAAGCTATAACTTCTCTTAAATCTTCTATATTTTGCTTGCTTTCTAAAAGTAGTTCATATGCACTAGCTATTTCTTTATATTTAACTCCAATATCAAATTTAATTTCTTCTAGCTTTTTAACACTATCTATCATTTCTTGATTTAATCTTTGGTTTTCAAAGAATATAGTGTTAATTTTATTTTTTATAATTTCGCTTGCTTTACTTACTACTAATTTTGCTTCATTTGCTAAATCTTTTACTTCTTTTTTAATACTTATTAATTCAGGTTTTATTTCTTTTAATTCATCAACATTTAAATGTAAGCTATCTACAATTTCTAAAGCATGATTAAGTTCACTTAAAATTTCATCTTTAATTTTTGTGTTCAAATCAAAATATTCTTTTACAAAATCTTTATTTTGTTTAATTTCATTAATATAATTATCTAAATTAAATTTTATTTCTTCATATTTCTGTATATCTTTTTTTAAATTCTCAAACTCTTCTGTATTATTTTCTAAAAAATCTTTAATGTTTTGTATTTCTTGTTTATTTAAAGAAAAATCTTCATACGCTTCTTTAATATAATCAAATTTTGCATTTACATTGTTGTATTTTTCACTTATATTTGAATATTTTTTATTAATATCATCATATTTGCTTAAAATATCATCATTTTTATCTACAATATCATTTTTAAATTTTAAACATTCATTTTTTAAAGATTCGCAAGCTTGTTTTAAGCCTACAACTTCATCAAGTCTTGTATTGTCTATTGCTTCTGAAATGCTGTTTATTCTAGCTAAAACTTGATTTATGATTTCAAGTTTTTCTCTACCTGTTTTTAATTCATTTAAGCTTGTTCCCATTTTTAACCTTCATAATAATCACTATCTTTAATTCTCTTTTCGCAAAAGAAAAGCAGATCATCCATGGCTAAAAGCCATTTTTTATCATCTAAATAAGCTATAAAATCAGCACTATTTATACTTTGCACATAGTCTTTATAACTCAAAGCTCTATTAATTTTTTTTGTGAAATTACAATTACAACCATGTTCTTTCATCATCAAGCTCCTTGCCATCATTAGCTATATACTCATAAATTATCTTGTCACATAATGCCAGAAAGTCTTTTTCTTCGCATCTTGTAATCAAATAACAAACATAATTAATCACAGCAAAACTAAGTGTTTCATCTATCATTAAATGTTCTTTTTCATTGTCAAAATCAGGCTCATCAGGAATAATCAAAAAATGATTATTTCTAACTTGCCTAAAAACTTTTTCGCCTTGCTCTACATTTTTTAAAAGAACGCTAGGAACACATTTTGATAAAATATAATAAAATGCTTCCATAAAATAGGCTTTCAAAACTTCATCATCTTCTATCATTTTGTAAGAATTTTTAACTTTAGCGATAATGAGTTTTTTAGCCGTAGCACAAAGCATTATGCACCTTTTGCTGCTTTTAAAACCGCTTTAGCCTTTGCATTATTTCCACTAGTTAATCCCACGCCTATAGCAAAAGCATCAGCATTTCTTACTTCTAAAGTGCTTTGCGTATAAAATCTTTTTGCTTTTGCAGTAATATCAGTTGGAACATCTTCAATCATAGTAGGAATATAAAGCCCATGTTTCATATACTCAAAATCCCCAGCAATTAAAACATCACCCAAACCATATTTAGGGCTTAATAATCTATGCATATGGAAATTTACCGTTCCAAAATCTGTTTCAAGGCTCACTACTTGTCCTGCTAGTTTTGTTTCATTGCCTAAAATTCTTGTAGCGAATTTATTGATAGCTCCTTTTAAGTCAGCTCCTAAAAAGACATCTTTAGGCGTCACTCCGCTATTCCAAATGGTTTGCAAAATTTGATTAAGTTTATCTTCTGTTAGTTCTGTTGCAGTTCCACTCCAATCTCCTGTTTCATCAAAAGCTAATACATTTCCACGCTTTCCATCAGAAAAGCTATCTTTTCCTTTAGCGATATAATGAAAAAGTCCAGCCATTTCTCCACTTGTTGCTTCTTGTGCTTGAACATAATCTTTGAAAACTGATTTTTTTACATCACTATCTCTGCCTAGACCAAATAAAGCATATTCCATATCCATTTTATGTTCTTTGGTTTTTTTGCCTATTTGATACTCCATTTCATTTCCACCATATTGATTTGCTTTTAATAAAGCTTTTGATACCATGGCTTCAGTAATGAATATTTGAATAGCATTTGTAGTTTTTTGGGCTGTGTTTTTTGTTTCACCTACAAATTTACTTAACTCTAAATTTGCATTCTTTTTTGGTTCTTCAAAAGTATCAGTAATCCAACTATGAGTTAAAGGATTTGTAACCTTTGAAGTACCTATTTTATTTAAAATTGGTGTTTCAGTAGCTCCAATTTTAATAATCGTTTCATATATTGATTGTTTTAACTTAACATTTTCTGTTGCGGGTGAGGTATGTCCCATTGAAGGTAAAGCCATTTTTGAATTCTCCTTAGTTTAGTTTTAAGGATTTTTCCAAAAATGACTATTTCAAATATAGTGTGTTTTGAAATAAATTAGATATTTTTAAAAACAAGACAAATTAAAACTAATTTATTTTTGTTTTTAGTTTTGTTTATTAGAATTTTGATTAAGAACTTAAGAGTAGAATCTCGACCTTTGTAAAAGCAAGAGAGAACTACCTTCTGGCTTTTTCTCTTAAATCTTTTCATATGCAGTCACAATCCTATTATCTCCCTTCCAATTATCTTTTTTATTTTAAAAAATAATTACATGAATTTATGCTATAATTGATAAAAGGTTGGTTAGTAAATTGTCCGAGCTAACCGCAAAAAAACAATCGGTGAAAGTGTTGTTTTTATCCTTTGTATCTTTCAAAAGCTGTAATTATAAAAGTTCTTTTATTTCCTTTATATTCACTGCTTAAACCTATAATATAATTTTTATATTCTATTCTATATCTTATGTTGTTTTGGTTATTTAATTTCCCCTTATCGACAATATCGCTAATTAATTTCAAGTCCAACTCAGGATGCTTATCGATAATATGAGCTAAACCATAACCTTTATGTTTTATCTTATCTGTTACCTCTCCCCAAACCAAATCAATATCCCCTAAATCTTTTCTATGAAAAGCACCTGCTACCTGTCCTTGTTTTTCAATAAGTAGTTTTTGTAAAGCACCTTTTCCATCGTGATAATATTCTGTATAATTTTCGCCAAATTCTTTTAAAGGTTGTATGTTTAATTCTTTTTCTATTTTACCCCTTAAATCACTTGGAATATCTTTTTTTACCCCTTTACTTGTGCTTTCTTTAGCATTGACTATCATCTGTCTAGTTAGGTTGTATTCAATAGTATTTAAATTCATCTTATCTAAAAAATCAAGTTTATTGTCTTTATTTTCTTTTAGAAAATTATCATATCTTTTTAGAATATCTTCTCTAGCTTTTTTATCATCTTGTATTTTTTCATCAAGTCTTTGTTTTACGCTTTTTTTATTTTTAATATTCTCATTTAACTTTTTTATTATATTTTTTTCATCAGACAAATTATCAATTGCTTTATTTAAAAGTTCTTGATATTTTATACTATTTGTAATGTTTATATTAAGCATTTGATTTAAAACATCATAATTACTTAGTTTTATATTATTAAACAAAGAAAAACTATCATTATCATAAATAAATTCTATAGCTTTTTTAATCTTATTACCAAAAGCTTCGCTAGGATTTGTAAGAGTGTCATTATATTTAATGATAAAACCTAAAATATCAGCTTGTAAATCTTTATTGCTTGATATAAATTCTTTTTCAAAATTTAAACTTGGTTCTGTATATTTTTTAATAATATCATAGAGCTCATTATTATTTTTATAAACATTACTTTGGTTTATGCTTTCAATAGCTCTTTTAAAAAGAGAAAAAAAGTTATTTCCATTATCTTTGAATACTTTATTTTTATTAAGAGCTTGTTTTAAATGTAATAAATTTAAGGCATTATCATTAAGTATTTTACTAAATTCAGTATCTCCCCCACTTCTTCTTTCCCACGAGAGTAAAGCGTCATGAATATTAGGCATTAAATGATCTAACAAAGCTCTTTTACTTTCTAAAATATCTCTTGAACCTAAAAAATTCATTAGTTCTTTTTCTGTATTAATTTTTGAATTTTCTATTTTTAAAAGTTTTTCTTTATATTTAGCTCCTAAAGCTTGAAGCTTTTCACTCTCATCGCTCAATCTACCATCATTTGAAAGTTTTGAAAGTCTTATAATTGTATCATCATCATTTTTATCTAAAATTCTTACTATCATAGCTTTATTTTCATCAAAACCTTTAAATACATCTTCTCCATAAACCCTTTTAGCTTGTTTGATATATCTTGCTAAGTTTTCTCCTTTTAAATCTCTTATAGCGGTGGTTCTATGATTTCCAGCAATAACAAGTCCGTCCTTAGTTATGGTTGGTATTCCATCAAAATTTGAACTTTCTTTAAAATGCTCCCTTTCATTAAAAGAATTTCTTATATCGCTAATTGTGGAATTAGAATGTTTATTTCTAAATTGCGATAAACTTCTTGTCAAAGAAGGTTTTAAATCGTCTTTATTGACAACCGCATAACTTACATCTTCATCTACATTAAGTAAATCATCTAAAATATAACCTCTTTTTAACTCTTTATACTTGATTTCTTGAGGTTTGCTTTCTTTATATTTTTCAAGACTTTTTTCTAGTTTTTTTATGTCTAGAAAATCTCCAAAATTATATTTAAAAAAAATCTTTTTATTCTCGCTTTTATCTATAAAGTCTTTATAATGTTTTAAATAAAAATTTCTATTGTATTTTTCTAAGCTTTCTTTATGTTTAGCTTGGGTAGAATGTTTATCAGAGAACGACACTTGATTTGTCTCTGAAGATGCCCTAGATGTCGGTAAGGCTCTCGCATTATTATAATACACTACCTCAGCATTCTTAATTTTATTTCTTATATTATTTTGTTTCTTTGGTGAATTGCTAATTATAGTCAAGTGCGTTTCATAGTCTTTGCCTATACTTGTAAAATAAGTTTGATTATCTATATTTTTAATAAAAATAAAATCATCTTTATCTTTTAAGATTGCCTGTGGGCTTTCTAAAGTTTCTTTGATATGTGGTATGTATTTAATTCTATCTTTTTCAATCAGCTTTAGTAAACTTCCTTTTGTAAGTTTTATTTCTCTATCTTTTAAAGCTATCTTTGCTTCTTTTGGTATATTAGGGATATATTCATCGTCGATATTTTTAAGATTGAAAGTTTTCATCCATTCATTTCTAACATCTTTATTTATAGTATACTCTTTGCCATTTTTGCCTATAAATCTTAAAGAATTATCTTTAGGATCAGCCTTATCCATGAAGAAGTTGTCGCCTTTGATAACACCTTCTTTTATTAGTGCATCTTTTAATATTTTATTTTGTTCTTTATCTACTTTAATATAATTATCCAAAGCATCTTTAAAAATTCTACTTTGTTCTTGATCTGCTATTTTTATGTTTTTAAGATTAGATATAACTTCTTTATTGGTTTTAGCAAGTTTTATAGCATCTAGTATTTGATTTCTTAATGCTTGTTCTTTAGCACTTTTTAAAAAAGGAGCTAAAGCATGTAATCTAGCAAAAATACCACTTATTAATATTCTATCAAAAACGCCCTGTATTGTTGTAGCCATTGAAGAGTTTGTCTTTTTTCCACTACTTGCTAAGGCTGTCATTATCAAATCTCTATTATTATTATATATCAAAGCGTATGCATTAATAACATCTTTAGCATCTTTTATTTTTTTGCTTGAAAAATTGACATCTTCTAAATCTTTTGCTAATGATTTAAAATCATACCCCACACCTTCAATCCTATGTTTTTCCAATAAAGAATTCATCGCATGAGTTTCATTAGCCAATCTTTCTTGTTCATTCATTCCTTTAAAAGCATTTTCTAAATTCTTATCTTCATTTATATTTCTAAGCCCTTTAACCAATCTATCGGTAAGCCCTTCTTTTGTTTCTTGAGACTTCATTATGCCTAAATAACTTTCTTTAAAATTTTCCTTTAAAGCAAAATTTTTATTTGCATTATCTAGGATTTCTTTTGCTAATACTTTGTCACTAGCATTTCTTATCAACGCATCATCTAAAATTTCTTTTACTATTCCATAAGCTTGTTTTGTATTATATGTTTTATTTCCTGTGTTTAATTGCTTATTTATAGCTGTTCTTAATCCAAAGATTTGCTCCACACTTACTTCTTTTCCTTTTATTTCATCTAAATAGCTTTGTATGTTATTTTTTACATCTTGCTCTAAAAAATTATTATTTTTAAAATTTTCAAGCTTTGCTAAATCTTCACTAGTTAATACTATTTTTCCATTATTAAGCTCATCTAATTTACTTATAGCACTGCCATACTCTTGTTTTATTCTATTCTCATAAGCGTGATTATCTTTTTGCCAAGCCTTATAATCAAACTCACCATTTAAACCTGTTTTATTTTTAAATACTTCATCTTGTCCTTTAATCATATTTAAAAAAGAAATACTAGCATCCTTATCAGCCTTTAAAACATCATCTAAAAAACTTCCTATTTCTGGATAAGCTTGTGCTGCTTTTAATAATACTTCTCTTCTATGTGTAGTTGGCATTCCTTGTAAACTATTAGAAATATTTTTTAAAATAGTACTTGTTCTTTTAGCGCTATCTTGTATAAATTGTGGATTATTTTTGTTAAGTCCTTGCTCGACAATGTTTTTTAATATTTCTATTGTAGGCTTTCCATTTTCTAGGTATGTTGGATTTTCTTTTGCTATAAGTTCATCTATTTGTTTTTTATTCTCTACATTTTTTGTAAGATTATTAAAAATTGTTTCTGCATTTTGTAAGCCACCATCTGTAAATTTTCCTATCATAGGGATATCTTTTTGGGTGATTTTATCTATAACCCTATTACCTAAATTACCACCTTTTACTGCCATGCCATCTATCATATCTTTACCGGCTTGTGCTCCTGTTTTTGCCATATTATAGGTATTTTTTAAAGCTCTTGCTCCTTTGGCAACTCCTGCAAAAGCTGCATCTCCTATTAAAGAAAGTCCTGCATTTTCGCCCATAAGCATAAGAGCTTCTTTTAAATTCATATCTTGATTTGTATCTTTTGTATTTCCGTAGTAATCATATCCTGCCCCTAAAGATGCACCTAATGCACCACCTGCAACCATACCAACTCCGCCACCTAGCATTGTACCGCCAATGGCACCTGCTGTTCCTAAAGCCATACTAGCACCATTATCTCTTAATCCACGATATAAATCACCCATTGTGCTACCTTGCACTTTAGAATAATTTCCGTTATTATCTTGCACCCAATAAGATCCATCATCATCTTGCAATAATCTTCCACGCCCTGATTTTTGCAACTCATCGCCTAAATCTCTCATAAACTGATTACTTTTTCTTGCTACTTCATTATCATCAGTAAAAATAGGTTTAGAGGCATTAAATTTAGATTGCTTATCTAAAATATAATTACTTAAATCATCAGCATTCATGGATGGATTTTTATTATAATCATATAAATCCCTTTTATATTCACTAATATTTCCCATATGATTTGTTAAATTTTGGTCTTTGAAATTATATTTTTCATATTCTTTAGCATATTTATCTTTATTTTTATAAAAATCATTTATTACTTCATTTTTTAAATTTGATAAATATTCACTTGTATTTTGATTTTCACTTTGACTTGCTCCATCTTGCAAAAATGAAATAATGTTATTTTCTTGTGGTTTTTCTAATAAAAATTCTCTTATATTCATTATATTAATCCTTGTTTTTTTAATTCTTCTACGCTAACTTGCATTTTTCTACCTGCTTGATTAACTAATATTACATTACCATTAGCATCAGGCTCTGATATTTGAGCATTAATTCCATTAAAACTAACGCTATGTAATTTTGGTGTATTTTGATTTTGCACTTCTAATATATTTTTGGCTAAATCGTTTTGTATATTTTGATTAGTTGTTGAATTATCTATAATTACTGCATTTTTACTAGGTTTATTTGAGATTTCATCTTTAATGTAATAAGACTCAAGATCCTTTGCCAATCCCTCTCTAAAATATTTTAAATCTTTTTGTCTTTGCTCTTCATAAAGATTATTGATGTATGGATTTTTTAAATTAGAAATCTTTGCCATTTGCTCATCATAATAAGCATTAATCTTAGCTTCACTAGTGGCTATATAATCCCTTATTGCTTTTTCATATTCTTTAGCATTTATAGTTTGAGCTTTCCAAGCTGAAGGCTCTTTGTAAATTTCATCATGCCTTGTTCTATTATAGTTTGTGTCTCTTCTAACCTTTTCATTATAAATACTATCGCTTATAAATTTAAATAAGCTATCTTGAGCATCATTTATATTATCTCCACCAAAAAGTCCTTTTATGTTTTGCCATGTTCCACCAAAAAGACCTTGCCCATCATAATAAGAATCACCACCACCTTTTTTTATGGTATTAAATCTTTCTTGTATTGCTCTCATCTCAGGATTTGACTTTGTATAGCTTGGTAGATTAAGTATTGCTTGGCCTGCTAAAATTTCATCTTTTTGCTGTCTTGCATTTATTGCTTGCTGTCTTAAAGCATTTTGCATGGCATATTGTCTAGCTCTTTGGTTATAATTCATTTGCCATTGCTGATCTGCTATATTTGCTCTTTCTTTTTGATAATCAAAGTTTCTCTCATTTTGCAAAAGCTGATTATTTTGCATAGCCTGATTAAATTCCATTTGTTGCTTTCTTAAATCTTGCTCTTGCTGAAACTCATTAGCTTTAACTTTATCATCAAAACTTTTGCTCATGATGTCATATAAGACACCACCGACTTTTCCTGCGTTTTGTATAACGCCTGTATCAGGATTAAATACTACTCTTTGTGGGTTATAAAATGCCATTTTGTTTCCTTTATTCTTTCTTTTAAAATAAAGGATTTAAGGAAGTTTGTGTATAATTTTAAAAGGGTGCAACGCCAAAGGGTTGCCGCCCTTTAGCGTTAATTTACCGCCCAGTTGGGAGGTGATTAAATTGCTAACCAAAATTATAGTTATAATTATACTACTTTGTATAATTATAGTCAAGGTTTATTAATACTTGATTTCCCCTTTTTTAAGGGGAGCTATAATTTCCCTTTGGCTTCCTTAAATCCAAATCTATTTAATTACTCCAAACATTTTGAAGTTTATTTTCCATATTCTTTCTTCTGTTTAACTCTTCATTGGCTAGATACTTATTGAAGTTATAAGCATCTTTTTGTAAATCAAAATTTTTCTTTGCCATTTTTTGCTGATTATAAGCACCATATAAAGCGCCGGCACCGCCTAAAACATTTCCCAATCTATCAAAATTAGTTACTTTATTTGCATCAGAACTTTTAAATAACCAATCTCCAAAATTACTAAAAGAATTTTTTAATCCATTTAAAAAACCACCACTGCTACTTGCTAAATTTTGAGTAAAATTGCTTGTTTTCATCAAAGTATCTGCAAAGCTAGATCCTAATCCCGTACCACCTTTTAAAGCTGTTATAAAATCCATAATTTCTCCTTTATACTAAACTTAATAATTCTTTGCCTAGATCTATCTCGCTAACTTCGCCTTTTTTTAACTTATCGTTAAAATCACTAGTTCTTACATTATTATTTGCACTTGATAAATCTTCAGCTTTTTTGGCATTATTTGATTTTCCGACCAAATTAAGCAAGGTTTTCCAGCTGTCAATATTACCTTCGCCTAAACCATTTAATTTTGTTGCAAGTTCTGCCATAGCCTTTAAATCCGCATCAGGATAGGCTTTTCTTAACTCACTTTCTACTTGTGCGTATTTAGCGATTAGTGCATCTTGCTCTTCTTTGTCTTTTTGCTTTTTATCAAGCTCTTCAAGCCTTTTTAATTTCTCATCAAGTCCATCAAGTCCTAATTCTTTTAAATACTGCTCTCTTTGTAATTCTTGTTCACTTGGCTCTTTTTTTGGATTTTTTAAAGCTTCAAGCTCACTCATTAAAGCATTTAATTTGTTGTCATTTTCACTTTTATAAGCTTCAAACATCGCCTTATAATCAGGCTCGTTCTCATTAACAACCTGCGTAGATTCATTATCTACTACTTGCGTAGGTTCATCGCCATTATTAGCAGCTTGTCCTTTATCATCATCTGTTATGACATTTATTAAATCTTTTAAAGCATCATTTTCCATCTTCTTCATCCTTTATTTTATTGATTATTATGTCTAAAAAAGCCATAGTATCTAAAGCTTTTAACCTTAACTCTTTCTCATCGTTATTTTTTGCTATATAAAAACATTCACTATATTTTGCTTTGATAAAATCTATTAATTTCTTTCCTCCTTTAGTTTTAGATATATCACTTTTAATTTCAATATTAAGCATTAGCTTCTCCTTGCATTTGTGGATTAATATCTTCATTATTTTCAAAAGCAAATAAACTATTTACATTCTTTACACCTAAAATTGGTAATAATTCTTTAGTAAGTTCTTTACTAGCATTTATAATCCCATAAGCAGAATTTGCATCGCCTATGCTCATATACATTTGATATAATTGTGAAAAAACTTGCATACTAGCTTGAATTCCTGCGCGTCTAATTTCTTTATTCATGGCACCTGTGCCGGTTTGAATTTTAAATCTAAAACTAGGTATATCCTCTCTTTGAAAACCATTAAAAAAACTATCTTCTCCATACTTAAAAACAAGCATTGCAAATCTATCAAATAAAGGCTCTATAAAAGTTTCGTTATACTGTCTTATATAGTCAGCACTTCTTCTTCCGCCTTCTTGTGCTTTTATGCTAATTTCTGTTGCTGTTTCATTTTGTGCAGTTTGAGCTCCATTGTTTTGTGGACTAACTCCTGTAACTTCTGTGAGTTCGCTTTCTAAAAGCTGTAAATTCATTCCCGCACTATTTACATTTGGTGGTGGTAATATTTGCACACCCTTTGGATCGTCTGTATATATTGGTTTTCCTAAGGTTTCTATATCTTCTCTGCTTACTCCCATTGATTTTGGCATCATTATTTTAGGCATGATATGAGTTCTTACTGCATCTATTAAAAGATTTCTAGTTATATTAATTTCATCTTGCAAAGGCATAGCAGAAGCCATTATAGGCTCGCCATAAGCACTTACATAGTTTTCGTTATCTATCTTTTTAAGTTGTGGTAGCATTGAACCCCAGATAAAAGGCTGTCCATCTTGCAAAGTAACTTCATTTCTAAGTAAATTATTTTCAAATAAGGTAGAAACCACCCACTCATCATCGTTTTTTCTTTCATAAATATCATAAAGCTTTACTTTTTTATACTCATCATCTTCATCAAAAAGCTTTTTAATTTCAATTTTTTTATAAAAACCTAGCTTTTGTCTTTCATGGATTTGATTATAGGTTAGGTAAATTTCATTGACTATATATCCTACATCCTCGCTATTTAACGCATTTGGATCAAAGAATATACTATCAATATCTACTCTTTCAATGCGTGGCATTCCCTTATGCCAAGTAACCTTAGCTATACTTGTTCCCACAAGTAAAACATCTAAGAAAAGCGGTTGAAAAATCTTAAACATATTGATTTTACCACTATAAAAATCAATTGCATTCTGCCATAGCTCTATAATCGTATCATCGCTATTAATGTAAGTTTCAATATCTGCCATTCTCTCACTATTAAAATATACATCATTTAAGCTAGTAATTAAATACTTTACCTTAGCGTTTATTTTTGGTATGTAAATACTTGATTTATTTCTTTTTCTCAATTTTTGCATTACCTTATTTTCAAGCAAATAAGCATCTTGCAATTCTTTAAAGTGTGGTTTGTAATTTTCATATCCACTTTTACTTTCGCTAATGAGTTGCGTTAAAAACGATACTCTCTCATCATTAGTTCTTTTTGTTTTCATTCATAATTCTCCATATTGTTGTTTTGCTTAAATTTGTTATTTTTAAAATATCTTTTTCATTCACTCCTTTTTCAAATAAAAACTCCGCAAATTCTCTTTTAAATTTCTTTTTAGAAATATTATTAAATCCTGATACAAGTTCTAAAAATTCATTTGCAAGACTTGACTTTATAGCCTCATCGCTTAAATTTGAAAGCTTTTTTATTTTGTTTACATCAATTGCATCATAGATCATTAAAAACTCACCAGCCATCATAACTCCAATCTTCATTAGTATTGTTTCTGCTGTATAGTTTTTCAAAAAAAGTTAATGCCACCGCATCGCTAACATCAGTACTTTTGCCATAGTTCTTTTTTAATTGTTCTTTTGAAACTATCTTTAAAAGCCCCTTGTCGCTATATTCATATTCAATCATTCTCATATCTTTTTTTAATTCTTCATCTTTAACAAGCTCCATGTGTTTTAAGTTTTTAGCAAATGTAAAATACATTTGCGCTCTTTTATTTAAGTATTCATTACTGGTTGCAGAATTTGCAGAATTTGCCTCAAATACAGGCAAACCATAATTTAACAAGACATCATATACGCCAACGCCAAGACCGCAGGTGTCTATAAAAATACCTTTTGGTTTATCTTCGCTTTGATTGTATTCGGCTAGTATTTTGTTTGCTAATTCTATAGTTCCAAGTTGTGAGTATTTTTTAATCTCATAAATTACAAAACCTTTTCTTTTTGCTAAAGCACTCTTATCATCTCCATATCTTGCTACATCAAGCCCCCAAATATTCTCGCCTTGCATTTTTTCAATACTAAAAGAGTTCTTGCTCATCGCATTTTCAATTTCACTTAGAGAAAATAATTCAGCACTCGAGCTATCTATAAACTCGCCATAAATTTCTTGCTTGACAACTTCACTACCTTCTCCGCCTACTTCTTCAATTAATTCTTTAATTTGCTCTTCTTTTAAAAATGGATTATCATAGCTTGAGAATTGAAAATGTTTCCAATTCTTATCACTTAATTCTTTTTTGCAAAGTTCATAAAATAGATTTTTTCCTTTAGGAACTCCACCGATAATCGCTCTTGATTTAGGGTTATCAAGCAACATAGGGCGTATGGCGTTATACCAAAGATACTCTCCTTTACTACCTTTTAAAATAATTCCTGCTTCGTTTAAGATAACAAGGTCATATCCAAAACCTTCGATATTTTCACTTCTTTCAGCACTTCTCATATGAAGCACTGCTCCATTAATAATTAGTTTCTTATCTTGCACACTCCATGAGTAAAAATCTTTTGGCAAGTTTTTTAACTCAGGTGTAAAATATAACTCGTAATAATTTTGTAAATTTGCTTGTATGGTATCCACCCATAAAACATTTTGTCCTAAAAGCAAGTTTTCGATAACAAACTTAGCACTTCCCCTTGTAAAACCAAGTCTTCTGCCCTTTGCTACAGTTATAAAGCGTGGATTTTTATCATCAAAAACTTTAAGTTGTGCCGGAGTGTAAGAAAAATCGATTTTTAATTTCATTTGATTTCACTTCTTATAATTTCAATTTTTTGAACGTTATCGCTGACAACTTCTTGTTTATCCACATATCCATGTTGATTTTTTAGCAAGAACATACTAACGCTAGGAGTATAAGTGCCGATTAAGGAATGGTTTAAAATATCCATTTCACATTTTTGCTTAGCTTGAGATACAATTTCTCCAAAATCCTTATCCTTCTCCCACTCGCCTAAAGTTTGTATTGTAATTCCTAAATACACAGCTAATCCCACTTTTGTTTTAGGTGCAAAAATAATACTCTCCTTAGTTTCTTTTAAGACAACTCTTTCATTAAAATAACTCTCTATTTTTGAAACAAGCTCTTCTTTTGTCATACTTTTGCCATTTGTCATCATTCTAGCCATCAAGCCACCCCTTCTTTAAAATTAAATTCTTTGATTTCTAAGTCTAAAAAAGATTTTTTAAAACTAATAATCTCATAATCGCCTTTTAAAACATTCTTATCGTTTTCAAATAACGCATCTAACACGCATTTTACGATATTGTCCCCATCGCCATGCCTTTTGCTGTTAAATCCTATTTTTAAAGAAAACTCATATTTCTTTTGCTTATCAAAGGCTTGAAAACAGCTAATATTATTTTGTCTTCTAAACTCCATTTGCAAGAGTTTTTTAAAATCTAAATATTTAAGATAATCTTTACATGCAAATTTAGATCTTTGCGTGGTTCTTTTATAAGGAACTGGGTTGCTTTTTAAATCAATTTTTAAAATATACTTTTCCATTTCAGACTTTCTTAAATTTAGCTTATATTTTTAAAAGCCATTTTGACTTTTACTTTCTTTTGAAATTCTTCTTGATTCTCCTTAAAAAATTTTTTCTGCACCTTCTTAAAGTTATTATATTCTTCTTCATGGCTTAAAGATGTATATCCTTTTATCTTATAAGAAGTATTTATATATATATCTTTTCCTATGCGCTCTTGATTTTTAAATATAAAATCTATTAAAGCGTGTTTAAATTCGTTATTTTTTAGCATTTCTCCATCTTCGTAGGTTAATTCTCCAAAATTATTTAGACAAACCAACATATTAATTGATTTTGCTAATCGTTTAAAAAGGTTGCCCTGTCCATCATAACAAACATATGAGTATTTAAAATCACTTTCAAGCAATCTAAAAAATGGACTATTTTTATATTTATTTTTTAACCATTCTAAAAAAATTTCTTTGTCTTCAAAACGCTTTTTAAACTCGATTTCAGCCCTTTTGCAAACTCTTCTTAATTTCTCATAGGTTGTCCCTACGATATTCTCTCTTTCTAAAGTTTCGAAATAAAAATCTAAGAAAGCATGAATATCCTTAACGCTTTTGAGATATCTACCTACAATATCAGTTGCCTGAGCCTTATTAATTTCCAATAAGTCCATTAAAATTTGTATTTTTTCTTGCATTTTTTACTCCTTAAAAGCATCCTAAGATCTTGTCTTTGTTCTCATCTTTCATTCCGTAATACTCCATCAAGCTATCAACCACACTAGGATTGGCTTCTTTTTTTCTGTTAAAACGCTGATTTTTTCTTGCTTCATTTTCTTTAGCGTATTTAAGCCATGTATAAAGACTTCCTGCCACACTTGACATTCTTTTTCCATTTCTTTTCCATTCTCTAGCATCCCAATAGCCTATAAAATCATTAGCCAACTCTTCACCAAAGTTTGTGCCATTTTTCTCATTAAAAGCTATTATTTGTCTCATAAGTTCATTTGCATTTGGGACTTTAAACTCTTTTTTTGCCATTTTCTCTAACTCCTTTTTGCCAAAATCAATAAAGCTCGTCACAAAAGAGGCGTTTTGATTAGAAACGCATTCTTTCTTTTCTTGATTATTTTTTAAATTTTCTAAATTCTCTTTTTTTATAAATTTATTATTATTAATATTTATATTATTTATAAATTTATTATCGTGTGCGTGCGTGCGTGTTTCTATATAATGTAAATTCTCTTTTTTTTCGTTTTCAGTAGTTGATTTTCTGTCGATTGATGAAGTGTTATTTTTAAGAGTTTTGCTTAGCTTTTCATCACTGCTTTTAAGCAAAGATAAAGCTTTGTTAAAATGTTTTTTAATTTGATAATTTTCATCTTTTAAAATCCATTCATAAAAATTTAAAGATCCATTTCTAACCTTTTTAATTTCTAAAAGTCTGAGTTCAATTAATTCTTTTTTAGCAATTCTTAGTCTATTTAAACTCATTCTTTGATTATTTTTAACTTTTATAAACTCTCTTAAATAGATTTCACTTACAATCGTTTTTTCACTAAGCTTTGCTAATTGAATATACAATGCTAAAGCATCAACACTAAGACCACCATAAGCTATAGTGTTTGATAATTTCAAATAGCCTTTTCTCTCTCTTAGGCTTTTACGCCCCAAAGCTACATCAAAACTTGCTATAAAATTTAGTATCACCAACTCTCCTTTATGTTATAATTTAAATTAAAAAGGTTTTTTATGTTTAATTCTTTCTTATCCGAAATGCTAAAAACCGCCACTTTAGAAAATTTGTTATATTTTTTAATAGGTGTTTTATTTGGTTTAAGTATCCGTCCTTTGTTTTTATATTTAACTAAAAAACAAAAACTAAAAAGAGTTTGTATTAAAGATATGAAGCTAGAAAACGATTTGACAAAAAGACTATATCCTAACTTAGGATATAAATTAGTTACAAAAAAAACTCCTTTTGAAATGGTTTTTAAAAAAGATAAATTTAAATACATTATTTGTCCTCACTACCGTGATAAAAAATGCGTTTTAGATAATGATAAATGCAAGATATTAAAATCCCAGCCGAAATACCAGCCACTAGAAACAGTCTAAAATGCAACATCATCAAAGTAAAAATAAATAATCCTATTATTTCAAATACCCTATCAAGCATTAATCATCCTAAAAGATTTGCCAAATTAAAAAATAAACTAAAAAAACCTATTGAAAATCTCGCTATAAAAGCCATTTTTTAACCTTTAGCTCAATCACTTTCATTCTCTATCCTTTCGCTTTCTCCCACGCTTAGGTATGTTTATAAGATTGCTACGAACATCCACCCAAAATTCATGAGGTATTCCGTAGAGTTTTTTAAACTCTATTTGTTTTTTGAAACTTGGGCGTGATTTATTTGTTCTAATCTTTTTAACACTAATAACCGTATAGTGATTACTCAATATTTTTGTAAAATCAAAAAAATCTATTTTTTTCATAATGAAAGTATAAAATAAAGAAACTTAATAAATATTTAATTATGTTTCTAATTATGGAACATTATTTGCTTGAAAAAAGTGTATAATTTTTATACTAAAAAAGGAGAGAATATGGGAAGAAATGGAGATATATTCGATTTTCATTTTGATACTGAAAAATTTAAATTTTATTTAAAAAATAGAGATAAAAAAGTTACATATCAAGATTTGATGGAAATTTTATATAAAAATGGCATAGAAAGCTCAGAAGCAACAATAAAAAAATGGTTGATGTCTAAAGAAGATAATAAAACAAAACCTAAACCACAATATATAAAAATTTTATGCAATGCATTAAATATTCCCTTTAACGAAGTGATATTGCAAGATGTTTTTAGAAATGATAATCAAATTAACTTCAGATATTTTCCAGATATTTATGCAAGTGCAGGACTTGGAACCTCATCTCAAAGTGAAGAAGTTAAAATAGTTTCCGTTGATGAAAATTTTCTAAAAGAAATTTTAGATATACCTATAAAGAAGAGTTATGATATTATAAAAATTAATGGCGACAGTATGGAACCTATTTTATCTAATGGAGATTTTATTATTATAGATAGAAGTAAAAATTCACTTGAGACTATTTCAAATGCAGATATTGTTATTTTTAGAAAAAATGATGATTTGTTTTGTAAAAAAATTAAAAAAGAACCTTTTGAAGATTATATTTTTTTAGTTTCTGAAAATAAAAAATACGAGGATAAAAAAGTAGATAATAGCGAATTTGAACAATGCGAGATCTTAGGCGCTGTAGTATCAAAAATGGCGATTGAAACCTTTAAAAATTTTATAGAAGTTGTGGGATGATTAGGTTTAGAGACTTTAAAATAATAAAAAGGATAACCAATGATAGAGCAATTAAATAGACTTCCTATAGACGATATTCAAAAATTAGCTTCAATTTTAAACATAAACATTGAAAATAAAAATAAAACAATTATATTAGAATTGATTAGTAAAGAATTAAATAGAAAAAATGATACAGAGCAATATGAAATATTAAAAAATATTTTTAGTCAAGGAAAATTTGAATTAATTATCTATAAAGCAGAAGGATTATTTAAGCCAGATCAAATTAATAGTTTTATTTTTCCTAAAAATAAAAATACTCTATTTACAGACGCAATTGAATATTATTTTAATTATGAAAAGTGCTATTATGTTTGTTGTATAAAAAAACATTTAAACAATAGTAATTTATCTCCAACACAAGCCTTGAAACAAATAAAGAAAAACGGAATAGATGGAAGTATTTGTATTACACACAATGATATTAAAGAAATCTTTAGTATATTTATAGGAAATAAAAATTTAAAAAAGAATTTTAATTTAAATCAACATGAAAGTATGATTTTCTACTCTTCTCACTCTACGAGCAATCAATATCTATCTACAAATTGTAAGTTAAGTTCCAATAATGAAAAAATTAGCAAAAATAACAAAATAGATAACAATAATACGATTGACGATTTAACAATACATAATCTTATAAAAAAAGAAAATGACAACAAAAGAAAGTTATTGGACTATTTTGTTGTAAATTTTCCTAACAATTTTATTAACGCATTAAAAGATGTAGGAATTAACTTGTGTTTTAAAAAAGATACAATATTTATTCGCTATAATTTTATTTTAAAAATAAATGGAAGTGTTTTTATTAAAAATTACGATACAGATTTAGACGATATAATAAAGATATCAAAAAGTATAATTGATTTAAAAAATGAAATTAGTAGAAAATAAATTATTAGAATTAATCAAACAAAATGGCAATATTGTTAGCGAAAGTGATTTTATAATGCTAGAGCAAAGACTTGATATAGATGATAAAGATTTAAAATTTGCTTTTAAAGAATTAATCAAACAAAATAAAATTATGAGTGTTTGGGTCAATCCAAATACTCATTTATGTGTTAATAAAAAAGATTTCGAGCATTATGAAATAGGATATAGTGTAATTTATCCAAAATATGACTTAGATGAGTTATGGTTATAAAATAAAACCTTAAAGTAGATGATTAAAAAACGAGTTAAGCTAAATGAAAAAACTTATAATCTTACCATTGTTATCCACTCTAGCCTTAGCTGATTATACACAATACAAACCAAGTGAAGATTTTGCTAAGTATTTTACTAAGCAAAACTGCTCACAAGTTTTAGATAAATTCTATTATCTAAATTGCTATGATTATAATTATAAAGGCACTAAAGCCGTAGCTTATAGATTAGAAGCGGATAATTTAAAAGGTGAACAAATCAAAAAACGCCCACGCTTTGAAGATGATACAAATATACCTAAAAAATACCGCACTACATGGAGTGATTATAAAAACAGCGGTTATGATAGAGGGCACACTCTTTCTAATGCTTCAATGAGAAAAACAACTCAAGCTCAAAGAAGCACTTTTTTAATGAGTAATATTACTCCGCAAAATCCACAGATCAATCAAAGGGTTTGGAACAAGATTGAAAAAAGAGAAAGACAAGTAGCTTTAAAGCTTGGAAGTTTAGAAGTTTTAAATTTGGTTAATTATGATAATAATCCACAAAGAATAAGAAATCAAATTGCTATTCCAAGCTCTTATATCAAGATTATAAAAGGTAATAATTTTAAAGAATGCTATAAAGTTCCAAATTATGAAGTCGATAATTTAAGTATAAAAAGATATAAGTTTAATTGTGATGGATAATAATTTTTCTTACGAAGAAATTATTGCACAGCTAAATAAATGTGCTGAAAAAAAATTAAAGAAAGAATTATTAAAATATAAGTCAAAAGACTATTTTATAGAATATCTTAAAGAAATATATTTTTCTATACCAGCTAAACCAAGAAAGGTATTTATATCAAAAGAGATCAAGGAAAGAGTTCTAGATAAAAAAATACGGAAAGCAATCAATAACATAGAATATAAATTAAAGAAAGGAGAAGATGTTAATTCTTTTCTTAGCAATAGACATGACAATAATGATAAAATGTTATCTTCTTTTGGAATACACCATTTTCATTTAGGAAAATATAATCAAAATGAACAAAAATATGAGAGAACTGGTGAATTATTGTATTGTTTTTTGCCATATTATAATGATAATTTAATATATTTTATAGATGTATTGCCTCATGGCTATTGGTATTATCAAGAGATGTTTGATATCATACAGAAAAATTGGCCCGATGTTCTTCAATATACACAATCTTTTACTGTGAAAGATATATCAGAAAAAGACATTAAAAAATTAAGAAAATATAATATTAATTTTATACCTTCCTTAAAATCAGGTGAACTTGTTTTTTCAAATTTTGGATATATGTCTAATGGGGATCCTACATATGTATGTTTATGTAAAATGAATATAAGAAAACAAATAGAACATATTTATAAAACATACCATATTAATATTAGTGATACAGAAATTATAGACTTTGAAATTAATAATAATTTGATATTAAAAAATATAGCTATTAAAAATAAAATATCAGGCAAAATAGATTTATATAATTTTTAATCAATACCCCATCAACCTTTTATATCCATCGCATTAATCCTTCCAATTTTCTAAAAATGTTTTTAAGGATTTTTTTGGTTTTTTATACTTATATAGCCAAATGCTAAAAAATAAGCTTAAAACAAATGGTGAAAAGAATAATACATATTTAATAAAAATCTCTAAATCACTTACTTCTATAAAATTACTAGGCACATAACCTAATTCTAAATTATCGCTAACGGGTTTAAGTGTTACATATTCTGCATTTACATAAGTTACTAATCCATAGCCAATTAATATAGAGTAAACTAAAATTGATACAATAAACATTTTTTTAAATTCAAAAATTAAATGGAATGGATTTGTGGTTTTAATTAAAATAAATTGCAAAACAGTCAAAGCAATCAAATAAATAAATGTTGCAAAACATGCTTCAAAAAAAGCTTCAACTTTATCATATCTCCACCAAAGATTAAGTCTATCCCATGTTCTCTCAAAATTTTCCATGTAGTCATTTTTTGACTTTAATTCAACAATATTATTACCAGCTAATAGAAGATGTTTGGTTTCACCTTCTATTAAATCTCCTATAATCTGTGGTATTTTATTTGTTAATATATAATAATTACTTTTAAGTTCTTGGGTATATTTTTCAAAATCTTCATATATAAATTTTTCTCTTTCATATTGAATTTTACTATATTTATCATCTTTTATCATTAGAATAGAAATAAAAACCACTAAACTTAAAAAAAATAAAACAGCCATTAATCTTTTTAACATTATTTAAAATCCTTATTTTTATTTATTCTTAAAAATTATATCACAAATATTTTTTAAAAAAGTTTCTAATTAATATACTAAATTAAATTTTAATTAAGTTTCTTTATTATATACTTTTATCAACAAAACAAAAAGGAGAAAAAATGAGTTTTATAGATTTTTATTTTGATAGAGAAGAAAAAAGAATTTATAACCAAACAAAAGAATTAATTACAAATGAGTTTGAAAGCAAAGAGAATTTAGAAAATATATTTGCAAACTTGCAAGATTTTAAAAACTCTTTGGAAATAAGCTTAGAAGATGATGAAGAAATATCTATATCTTTACAGGCTTATGGAGATGAATTTATGAGAAATGCTTATGAGCTTTTAGATAGAGTTAGAAAATTCGAAAAACACTGCAAAAAGCTTTTTTAAAAGTTTAACAAGTCCTTTAAAAAAGGGCTTTCTTAAGCTTTTGACCGCTTGAAAATTAAGCTTTACTATTGCGTTGATAGTTCTGTATAGCGGAAGGGTTAGCAAGTTATCCATAAACTTGGCTCGCTATTATTGTTTATAGTGCTATTTTTAAGGTTTTCTTGCACTTTAAAAACGACAGAAAATCAAGAGTTTAAGAAAAAGAAAGTATAATTATAAAGTTTAAGTTGCTAACTTGTCTCGGTGTTGAGAAAGGAGGCTCTAAAATGTGGGATAAAATTTTAACAATTTTAATCTTAATCTTAGAGCTAATTAGAGAGCTTATAAAACTCTAATATTTTTTAACACAGATAAATTTTAACTAAATCCGCTTAGCATAAACTTAAACGATTATACAATGCCGAGACTTGCGGATTTACTCGGCTTTTCTTAAACTCCTTTAATGCTTAAATGGGGCAACTTTTACAAATTAACTACTTGAGAATTTACCTTTTTGTTTTATTTCCTATTCTAAAGAACTCAGTTGTCCCTTTTAAGCATTAATCTAAAAGGAGAAAAAATGAAAGCTTATCACACAAAAGAACAAGTCATCATTAAACTTAGCAAAGATGAATATAGAAAAGAAATGAAGCTAAATAAGTCTTTAAAAGATGAAAATAAATCTTTAAAAACTGAAATTTCTAATCTTGAAAATGAAAAAATAGAACTTTTAAAAGAGTTAAAAGATCAAATAGAAGCAAATATGAAAAATATAAAAGAAATTAGCTCTTTGCAAAATAAAATTTATGAGCTTCTTTATATAAAAGAAAGGTCGAAACTATGTTCCTAAATAGTAAAAAAAATGAAAAAATAAGATATTTAGAAAAAGAAATTCAAAGGCTAAAAGGTGTAATAGCATTAAAAGATACTGCTATAAATGAAATTTCATTGAAGCTAGAAGAAGAAATTAAAATCAATGTAAAACTTAGTAATTTTCGTATAAAAATACTTGATGCTTTAGGGCTTATAGGCGTTTTTAAAAATGATGATAAAGCTATTAAAGAAGTAAAAAGATTAAAGGATAAAGAATGCAAATAACATCAAAACAACAAGAAAAAATAGTTTTAGAACTATTATTAAAAAATGGAATTATAGATAATTTCTATTGCATTGATAAAAGAATTACTACAAGGCTTGGAGCTTATATTTATAATCTTCGAAATAAAGGTTATGAAATAGAAACAGTTAGAAACAAAGAAACGAGAAATACTTTTTATATTTTAAAAAGCACTCCAAAAATAAAAAAGGCAGGATAAAATGAATTGCAGAATAATTAACTTAGAACAAGGTAGCCATGAATGGTTAAATTTTAGAAAAGGAAAAATAGGTGCATCGATGGTAGCATCTTGCGTAGGTATCAAAGGTGCTTTTAATTCCAAAGAAGAAGCAAAAGATATCATCTTGGGACTTAAAGAAGTTTATCAAAATGAAGCTATGAAAAAAGGCAATAACTATGAAGCTTTGATTAGAGCTAGAGTTGAGTTTTTACATTCTGTGAGTATCACTCCTGTAGTTTTGCAAAGTCTAGAAAATGAAATGTTTATAGCAAGTTTAGATGGTATTGATGAAAATGGGGTTGTTTATGAGTTTAAATATTCGCAAGATGAGTATGATTTTATCAAAAGAAATAAAAAGCCAAGTGATAAATACTACGCTCAAGTGCAATTTCAACTCTATATCAGTGGTAAAGAAAAATGCATTTTTGTAGCCATGAATAAAGAAGAAGAGATTGTAGAGTGCGAAGTTTCAAAAGATGAAGCTTATCAAGAATGGTTGGTTAAAAATATAAAGCAATTTATATTAGATTATATCATAGATCAAAAAAGTGAATATAAAGAGCTTGAAGATACTAAAGCAAAAAATCTAACGATTGAAATTATAAGGCTTGAAAACACGATTAAACCTATTAAAGAAAAGCTAGAAAGTCTTAAAAAAGAACTCATAGCCTTAGCAAATGGAGAAAAAGCAAGATGTTTGGATATTACAATTTATCCGCAAAGTAGAACTACAATTGATTATAAGGGCTTTTTAGAGCAAAAAAATATTACTGTGCCTAAAGAATTTTATAAGGAAAGTACTTCAATGTGTTTAAAAATCAAAAAAGGAGCATAAAATGAGTAATGAAGTTGTATTAAAAGAAGAAAATAAATTAGAAATAAATTTTAATCCTTATGAGTTGGCTTTGGTAAAAGGTGATTTATCAAAACTTAGTGATGTAGAACGAGCGAGTTATGTTAAAAATCTTTGTGAAAGTTTAAGCTTAAACATGCTTACAAAGCCTTTTGAATACATAGTATTAAATGGCAAACTTACTTTATATGCAAATAAATCAGCAACAGATCAGCTAAGACAAATAAGAAAAGTAAGTATTACAAAAACAGAGGTGGCACAAGTTGGCGATATTTATATGGTTACAGCCTACGCAGCAACACCAGATGGAAGAACTGATTGCGATACAGGTGCTTTAAATATTAAAAATTTAGGTGGCGATAATTTAGCAAACGCAATAATGAAAGCTATCACAAAAGCAAAAAGGCGTGTAACCTTAAGTATTTGCGGACTTGGAATGCTTGATGAGAGTGAATTAGAAACAATAAAGGAAAAGCGATTTTTAAATCCAAATGAAGATTTAAAAGTTTGGGGTAGTGATGAAAAAGCTATAGAAAATAAAGCAAAAGAGATAAAAGCTTTAGGTGCTGAACTTAGAAAATTTATGAGTGATAATGGTTTAAACACCCAAGAGCAAAACAATTTTATAAAAAAACATTCTTTATTTACAAGTGAAAAAATACAAGAAGTTCTAAGTAATAAAGATGAATTTTTAACACAATTAAAAGGAGGATTATAATGTTACCAGCATTTAAGGCAAGTTTTGAAGTGGCAAATTATTCGCCAAGCGTAGAGTATTTAAGTGAAGGTGGGCTTTATAGCGGAGTTTTCCGCAAAGCCTTTTTATATGATAAATTGGCAAACGATGAAAGCAATAATACTTTTATTTGTTTTGAATTTTTAACCAGAAAAGAGCAAAAACTAGCTATTTTTAATCTTTTTGTAGCTAAAAATAACGATTTTAGCTATATCAATAAAAATGGAGAAAAAGAAAATTATTTAGGATTTAGACAATTAAATGCTATTATGAAATTCTTTGGAATTGATGAACTTGATTTTAGCGAAAAGGGAAATGAGAATGTTTTTGGGGTGCAGACTGAAGTTATTTATCTAAATTCTTTAGTTAATAAACTTTTAGTTTTAGGTTTTGGAACAGAAGAATATTTAAGTAAAAATGGAGAACTTGCTAACAAAATCTTTCTTGATAGAATTTTTAATGAAAAAATGCAAAGCATGGATGAGTTTCAAAATAATAAAGAGCCTTTATCTATAAAATCTTTTAAAGCAAGGCATAAATCTTTAAATAACGACAATAATAAATCATTTATTCCAAAAGAAAATCAAAGCTATAATCCTTATGGAAATGAAGTAAAAAACAATAACAATGAAAAATATATCGAAATAGGAGATGATGATGAAAGTTTGCCGTTCTAATTATCTTGAAATTGTAAAAATCGTTCCATTTAGCGAGAGGAGAAGTTGCTTTTGTCATTTTTTAAGAAGCAATGGGATTGCAATTGAAAAAATAAATTATAAAAATCACATAAGTAAAAAAGAACTCAGAAAGGCTTACAAAATTTACAAAAGTAAGCCAAGCGGAAGAAATTACTTTCATGAAAAAAAGCTTATTATTAAAGCTTTTGAAGATGTTGAAAAATTTTTAAGGAATAAAAATGAAACTAAAAGACTTTGATTTTAGAATTTGGGATAATACTGAAAAGAGATATCTTAATGAAATAGAACTTCATAAATATGACAAATCTCCTGTAGAAGCAGGAGCCACATTTACTGAAACTGACAGAATTAATGAAGTAGAGTTTGTAAAGAATAAGAATGATTTAGAGATAGAGTTATTTACAGGCTACTATGATTACAAAGGTAATAAAATCTATATAGGAGATATTATAGAATGCTTAGTATTTACTAATGAAAAAAATTCAGAAATATTTTATGAAATTATTTGTTTTGATATGGAGTTGGGATTGTGTTCTAAATTATCTAATGGAGATGGTGGGTACTTATTTGACCTTCGTAGACATAAAAATAATAAAACAATTGAAGATGTATATGTCGTAGGCAATATACACGAAAATAAAGAATTATTGAAAGGATGAAGATGAAAATAATTAAATATGGAAATGATGAAGGAATTGTGTTCGACAATGGCAACTCATTGTGGGACACTTATAGTCAAAGTTGTTGTGAATACAATTACGCAGAGTGGGATCAATTAGAACCATCAGCGTTAAATTATGACTTTGATGAAGAAAGTTTTCAACTGGTGCCAAATGATTATGGTTTCAGATTTGGAGATAAAAACAGAACATTCTTTATTCCTTGTTACTCGGAACAAAATGGAGAGTATAGTTATAGGATAACAATAATATATGAAGACAAATCTGGGAAAACTTTAAAAGAAATAAACACTGAATGCGAGGGAGCTGAGGAGTAAAAATGAAACTAAATTTATATAACGACCATTTTCAAAATTTTAAAAGATATAATATACCAAAAGCACAGCTTGTAATAGCTGATATTCCTTATAATCTAAGAAACAATGCTTATGCTTCATCTCCTGAATGGTATATAAATGGGGATAATAAAAATGGAGAAAGCAAAAAAGCAAACAAGGCATTTTTTGATACAGATAATGATTTTAGAGTTAGCGAATTTATGCACTTTTGCTCAAAAATGCTTATAAAAGAACCTAAAGAATGCGGTAAAAGTCCTTGCATGATTGTTTTTTGCTCTTTTGAACAACAAGTAATGTTAATTGAAGTAGCTAAAAAATATGGCTTTAATCATTATATAAATTTGGTTTTTAGAAAACAAAGCTCATCTCAAGTTTTAAAAGCAAATATGAAAATAGTTGGAAATTGTGAATATGCTTTAATCTTATATCGTGAAAAACTTCCAAAATTTAACAATGATGGAAAGATGATTTATAACTGCATAGATTGGCAAAAAGATGAAGGTATTCCTAAAGTACATCCCACACAAAAGCCTATTAAATTGCTAGAAAGATTAATCACTATTTTTACAGATGCAGGTGATGTTGTTATAGATCCATGCGCTGGAAGCGGAAGCACTCTTTTAGCAGCTACAAATTTAAACCGCAAAGCTTATGGCTTTGAGATTAAAAAAGACTTTTTTAAAAGTGCTAATGAAATTATGTTTAAACATATAGAAAGAAGTCTATTTGCTTAAGTAAAATTTTGATAAAATAATAAAAGAATAATTATTAATAAAGAAAGAAATACATGTCAGAACAAACTTATGAGTTAAGATTTGAATATTTTAATGAAGAAAATGCTACATTATTTTTCCAAAAAATTACAGATTTTTTACTAAGTATTGATAAGTTGAATAATTCATTAGTATCTGTTTTTGGTATAGAAATTGATATAAATATTCAAATTAAATCTATAGAAAAAGGCTCTATAAGAATATGGATTGCTGAAAAACTTAACAAAATAAGCGATGATGATATAAAACATTATATTAGCAATCCGAGAGAATTACTTGCTGATTTGCTTATAAAATCTAAAAAAATGATTTTAGAGAAAATACAAGATAAAAAATGCCAAGATATTCCAAAAGAATATAAAAACATTATAGAAAAAAGCGACTTAAAAGATTTTGGATACAACAATAATGAAACCAATCTATTAACCTGTGTATCAGATCTAACACATAAAGCAAAGGAGTTTAAACATAAACCTATGATAATATTTGAAGAAAAAGTATATGGAATAAGTGAAACATTTGATTATAACCCAAAAACAGCTGATGGAGTTAAGGAGCAAATAAGTAAAATGCAAGGTGCGTTTATAATAAAAAAGCCAGATTTAACCGGAGAAAGTAAATGGGAAATTATTAACGACAAGGTTATAAAAGTTAAAATCAATGATGAAAATTTTAAAAACAAACTCAAAGACAGAAGTATAAAACTATCTTACGGGGATAAGATAAAAGGCGTTTTAATTTCTAAAACCTATATTAGCAAAGATTTGGAAGTTTTAGAAAATGAATATTTTTTAGAAGATATCAAAGGCATTATTGAGCCAAGTTATACACAAGAAAAAAGTTTATTTAAATAAAGGAGAATTAATGCAAAACTTAGAAAAATATAGAAAAGAAATATTTAAAAATGAAACTTCAGCAGGTGATGAAGGTGTTATAGCAGAAAGTATAGATATAGTAAATGATAAGTTTGGACTCAATCAAGAACAAATGCTACAAGCCCTTAACTTTTTATATAGTATAAAAGATAGTTTTTTAGGAAGAACAAAAAAAGAACCATCAGATAATATAGTAAATGAATTATCTTCTAAGATTATAAAGTATCTAAGACCAACATTGATTGTGTCAGAAAAAGAATTTAAAGAAGAAATTGATAAACTTTTATTAGATTATGGCTTAAAAATAGATATGCAAGAAATAAACCCTTATGAAAAAATATATAGTATATACAAAGAATGGCAATTAGAAGATGATGATAATTTGTTTTTTAATCTAAAATCTGTAGGTATGTGGATAGAATGGTTTAAAGATAGCTATAAATATATATTTGATTTACATTTTTCCACAATAGAGAAAAAAAGCAAAGGTAGTTATAATATACAGATTAAAATACCAAACGAACTAAAAGATAAATTAGAAAGAAAAGCAGAAAAAGCTGGAGTATCTTTAAACCAGTATATAATGTATCTTTTTATTGATAATATTAAAAACGAACGGATTTAAAATCCGAGCGTTAATCTAATTTCAATGCTATATCATTATTATTTCTATGAAAAAATAATTAAATAGTATTGACTAATCATTCATAATATAGTATTATTTCAATATTTAAACATTGAAAAAGGATTATATTATGAGTAATTTAGTTTATTCTTTAAATGGCGGTTTGGTTACAGACCAAAATAAAATTTCTACAATATCTAAAGTAGATATAAATTCCATACAAAGACTTATCAGAAATTACAAGCAAGACTTAGAATGTTTTGGGAAACTAGGCTTTGAACTTCAAAAAATAGCAAAGACCAACAAAAAGATTTATTTCTTAAATGAACAGCAAACAACGCTACTTTTAACTTATATGAAAAATAGCGAAAGTGTTAGAAATGCTAAAAAAGTTTTAGTTTTTGCTTTTTATAAAATGAAAGAAAAACTTAAAAACCTAGAACAAGAACAAGAAAAAGCTAGATTTAAAACCCTAAGCGATGAAAATCAAAGACTAAATTCTTTAAATCATCATCAAAAAATCGGCTACAAATCACAATTAGCACAGCAAAAGGAAAAATATGAAAACAAAATCAAAGCCCTAAAATACGACCTAGACCATAAAAACGAGTTAAGCTTTAAAAGAAAGCTTAGTCAAAAAGAATTGCTTGAGCTTAGAAAAATACTTGCTCGTGATTATGGAATGATTTGCATAAAAGAATGGGAAATGAGTTTATTTGCCGAAAAAATAGGTAAAGATACTGTTTTTGAAGCTGTTTTAAATAAATTAGAAAAAGAGCTTAAGTATTGGAAAAATTATGATGAATTTGAAGAAAAATGGAAAAAAATATTAAGGAAATAAGATGGGAATTTTAAAAAGACTTGATGAAACTATCATTATCGAAGATGATAGAAAAAGTGAAAAAGAATTAGTTGAGTATTGCATTTTAGAAGGTATTTCTTTAAATGATGCAAACTTAGAAAATCTAAATTTAAGTGGTTTGGATTTTGATAATGTATTTATAAATGGTGCTAGTTTTAAAAATTCTAATTTAAATGATATTTCAAGCAAAAATGCATCTTTTATAGATTGTGATTTCAGCGGTGCAAGTTTTAATTTTTGTAATTTCTTAAGAACAGAATTTGAAAATTGTATATTTGAAAATGTAGATCTTAGGGATTGTATAGGAGATATGAAAAATATCTTTAGTGTTGTCGTTGATACCTATGTTATGACTTTTACAAAAACCATGATGAATTTAGGTTGTGATACTAAAACAATAAAAGAATGGCGTAATTTAAGCGTTGATGATTTAGAAGATGAAGAACAGAAATGGCTTTGGAATTATTACAAGGATACTATTTTTGAAATTATAGATAAAAGATTAGGAGTTGAAAATGGTTAAAAAATATTTTAGAGAAAAAGAATTGAGCGAATATTTAGGAGTTAGTATAACATCATTATTTAAGTTAAGACAAGATGGTAAAATACCTTACATTCGCATAGGAAAATCCATAAGATATGAAATAAAAGAAATAGAAAAATGGCTTAAAGCTAAAAGACATTAAAAGCAAAACTCACAAAGAGAGTTTAAGTAATTTCCATACCATTGCATAAGTTTTACTCTTAAATCAATTGCCTTGGCTCTGTTGTAAGCCCTTTCTATTTCATTACCGTTTATATGATGTAATATCATTTCTGCTATATCCTTACTAATACCTTGCTGAATTAACTCATTGCTTTTATTAGTATAAACACTTCTAAAAGTAGAACGATATCCATGTATAGTGTGCTCTAAATTATAAAATTTAAAAAATCTTACAGCAAAATTTTCGCTAATAGTTCCATTATTATTAGCGAAAATATACTTTTTATCTCCATTTAAAATTCTTTGTATATCTAGTATCTTTAAAGCATATTTATTTAAAGGGATAATATTATCACCATTAGTTCTTACTTTCATTTCATCTGCTTTTATAATCCAAAGATTGTTTTCAAAGTCAATATCACTCCATTTGGCAAATCGAATATTTTTACTTCTTTGTGCTGTTAAAAGCGTAAAATAAATTGCATTAATTATAGTTGTATTTGTCCGTGGATGATTTTTATATTCTTTCATACATTCTAACATATTTTTTATTTCTTGTTCTTCTACTATAGCTTTAAAATGTTTAACTTTATTGTGATTTGCTTCATTGTAAAATTTCTTTAAATCTTTCAATTGAAGTATTATATCTGTTTTTAAGTCACCTCTTTGTCTACTAATCTCAAATATCCTACATAGCAAAGATATATTTTTATTTATTGTTTCGTATATTCCTTTTTTCTGCATTAAATCATAAATAGGTAGAAAATCATCTTTTTTCAATTCATTTATATCTTTTTGTCCCAAAGTTGGAATAATATATTTTTTAAAAATTGACTGTTCTTTTTTGATTGTAGCTGAATTTAATTTTTTAGATTTTATATCAACATAAAGAAAATTTGCTTTTTCAAGTGTCATAACCTTATCATTTTTGCCGATAAATTTTCCATCATACATTGATTTTAAAAGATCTTTTGCTTTTTCTCTTGCATTTGTAACATTTAAAACACCTTTTTGGCATTCCCCTATTGTTATAAAATTTTTAAATTTTGAAGCTCTTAAATAAAAAACTTTTTTACCTGTTGGATTAACTCGGACATATAATTCTTTTGGTTCTCCTACGCTAATCATATACCTTTTATCTTTTATTTCTAAATTGTCTATATCTTTTTGAGTTAGCATTAAAAAAACCTTTTTTTAGTATTTTTGTAGCCAGAATTAGCTTTTTTACTTTGGCTACATAAATGGCTACAGAATTATAAGAAAAAATAGAAAAAATTTCAATCAT